CTACGCCTGATGCCAGCTACGCAGTGGAGCTACATTACTTCTATTACCCACCGTCCATCGTGACGGCTGGTACGTCGTGGCTTGGAGATAACTTCGACAGCGTGTTACTCTATGGCTCTCTGCTTGAGGCTTACACCTTTATGAAGGGTGAGCAGGATGTTATAGCCGGTTACCAGAAGCGCTACGATGAAGCGCTGGGTATGCTCAAGCAGCTTAGCGAAGGCAAGAATCGTCAGGATATGTACCGCAGCGGGCAAGCCCGCTATCCAGTGGGGTAATATGTTTAATCTCGCAACAGGCAACGTCGGCAGCGTTATGGTGATGGCCACGGAAGGGCGTGGCTCCACGCCTGAGGAGATTGCTGAACGCGCACTTGACAAGATCATCCATATCGGCAGTCAGACGCACCCAGCTATCCGGGATCAGGCTGAAGCTTTCAAGTGCAGCATCCGTCAGGTGCTTACCCACTATATGCACGAGGCTGTGCGGTCTCATAACGTAACTCTGGTGAATAAGTTCAAACGGGCGGGGCACCCAGAGTTAATCCCCATTCTAGACGCATAAGGAGACCTCTCTTGGCTATAACTCAAGCAATGTGCACTAGCTTTAAAGCCGAGCTTATGCTTGCCGTGCACGACTTCCGACTGACCAGCGGCGATACCTTCAAGCTCGCGCTGTACACCTCGGCTGCATCAATTGATGCAAACACCACGGCGTATACCGCATCGAGTGAAGTGACAGGCACCAACTACACCGCTGGCGGTGATACGCTGGTTAATCTTGGCGTGGTTGCGTCCAACACCTCGGCCTCGGCGGGTACTGGGTTTACCGATTTTACTGATCTTACCTTTGCCAACGCTACCATCACGGCTCGCGGCGCGTTGATCTACAACACCACGCCATCTGCCAACGGGACGGCAAATACGACACTCACCAACGCTGCGGTGGCTGTGCTTGATTTTGGCTCAGACAAGACCTCGACGGCAGGTGACTTCACTATCATCTTCCCCACGGCCTCTAATACTACGGCTATCATCAGGATTTCCTAATGGCCTTAGTTCTCGCTAACCGTGTACGTCGGGTGCCTGTACAACACCGCAGATAGCCGCTGGGACGTAGTGGCGGTTTCTCAGGAGGTGTAAAATGAAGATCGACTTCGAATACACAACCAAGTACGGCAAGTTTGCTGATGCCCTCTGGTTCCCAGACGACGCGCCCATGACGGACGACGAGATTGCCGCCGAGAAGCAGCGTCGTCTAGATAGCTGGATAGCCATCATCGAAGCACCGCCCGAGCCAGAGGCACCGCTCGAGCCAGAGGCGCAGTAAATGGCTAATAGGTACTGGGTCGGCGGCACTGGTACTTGGGATACCACAAGCACGACTAACTGGTCAGCATCGTCTGGCGGCGCGTCGGGCGCGTCTGTGCCTACCGCTGCGGATAGCGTATTCTTCGATCAGGCTGGCACATATACTGTCACCATGACAGGCGCTCTTTTGTGCCTTGATATTACGGTCTCCGCCGGAACGGTCACCTTTAGTGATGGAACCTCGCCAACGCTGGCAATCAGCGGATCAATGTCCCTCCTTGCGGGAACATTGTGGAGCGCCACTGGCCTAATCACGTTTAATGCTACAACAACGGGTAAGACTGTCACAACAAACGGTGTCACGGTATCCGGGTCAGTCACATTCGACGGTGTTGGTGGAGAATGGGCGCTTCAAAGCGCGCTAACACTGGGGTCAACGCGCACTTCGACGCTCACTAACGGCACACTTAGCCTGCAAACTTACACGCTCACTACCGGCTTGTTTAACAGCAGTAACGGAAATATCCGCACAATTGCTTTTGGCACTGGTAGTATTACGGTTAACGGTACAGGAACAGTCTGGACCACAAGCACCGGAACAAATCTAACCATAACGGGAACCCCTGTTGTCAATGTATCAAATAACTCAGCGATTTCGGCAACTGTAGCTCCCGGCTCCCTTAGTGAAGCTAACGTTGTCAGTTTTAATTTTACTGTGGGTACTTATACACAATCTCTTTCTTCCGGCACCTATGGATCGCTGGATTTTACCGGTTTTTCCGGCACAACATCAAGCGGGTTTGGTGGCCTTGTAATATATGGTAATCTGACCCTTTCTACGGGCATGACGTTCGGCGGTGGAACAGGCTTACAATTTAGTTCTACGTCGGTCACGCCGCGCACGATCACTACTAGCGGCAAAACGATAAACTTCAACAGCACGAATTTCAACGGCGTAGGCGGAACGTGGGTGCTTCAGGACGCGATGACGCTAGGTTCAACGCGCATCCTGACGCACACCAACGGCACCCTAGACCTCAACGGCAAGACCCTGACTGTTGGCACTAACTACACAACGTCTACCGGAACCAAAAACCTGACGTTTAACGGCGGGACGCTGGTTTGCCCGGGAGTTACAACCACGGCGTTTAACAACGCGGCTCCGACAAACTACACCACGACCGCTGGAACTGGTACCGGCACGATCTCCATGACGGGCGCGACAGCCAAGACCTTCGTGGGTGGCGGCTCCACGTTCAACTGCACCCTCAACCAAGGCGGCGCAGGCGCGCTGACAATCACGGGCGCAAACACATTCACCAACATCACAAACTCGGTGCAGCCCGCTTCCGTCCTGTTTACGTCGGGGACGACCACCACGTTTACCAATTTCAGCCTTAGCGGCACGGCGGGAAACCTCATTACGATTGGCAGCGTTACAGCAGCGTCTCACACGCTTTCAAAGGCGTCAGGCACAGTCTCGGCTGACTACCTTTCGATTTCACAGTCCAACGCAACTGGCGGCGCGGCATGGTACGCCGGGGCAAACAGTACAGATGGCGGCAGCAACAGCGGATGGAGTTTCGCGGCTTCGACTACCTTAACTGGTGTATCTGCCACTGTTACGTTGGGTAACCTAACTATAAGCCCTAGGGCCAGAGTATACCCTAGCGGGGTATACGCTATTGGTGTTGTGCAGGCCCCACTTGTTTGGGGTGTTATCAATGATAATCAGATACCTAACTGGGTAGCTGTAAATGACTCGCAAAATGGCAGTTGGTCTGTTATATCCGATACTCAGACACCAAGCTGGCAAGTAGTTAACGATACTTAAGCAGCAACATGGACGCAAGTTAACGATGGAAACACAGTGATTTGGGTGCAAGTCCCAACGTAAGGAACTAATATGAGCTTTTGGGATAAGATGGAGAGCCAGAAGGACGGCATCGAGGACACGGTCGAGTTCACGATCCGCATGGCCGTGGTGACGCTGGCCTGCGTCGTCCTCGTCGTCGTGGCCGCGCTGGTCATCGGCCTGTTCATGCCGAACCACATCATAGACAGCGACAAGGTGTTCGAGATCGTCGGCCCCGCATTCAACATGGTCATCGGCGCGTTCGTCGGCCTGCTGGGTGGCCTGAGCCTCAACGCCAATGCCCGCGACGCCAAGCCCCCCGCGCCGCCGGAAGTCGACGCGCCGGAGCCGATCGCCGACGACGACGGCATGGCACCGTGGGAGAAGTATCGCAACGACCTGCGCTACGACGCCAACGGCGACGGCGTGGTCGACGAGGCAGACTTCCCCGATTGGCGAAACCCTAAGACGTAGAGGTGGGTACTGTGTCAACCATTGAACTCATCAGCCAGCTTTGGCCGCTGGTTCTGGCGTTCATCTCGCTGGTGATTATCCTCGCCAAGATGGACGTGCGTCTGGCTGTCGTCGAGGAAAAGATCAAGACGCTGTTCGAACTCTGGAACAAGAAGAAAGACTGATGAGCCTCGCAACTCTCCAGCAGAAGATCGGCGTTACGGCTGACGGTGCGTTCGGCCCCGGCACGATGAAGGCCGCCGCGACCTACTACAAGCTGAACGGCAACCGCGCCGCGCATTTCTTTGCGCAGACGGCGCATGAGAGCGGCGGCTTCAAGGCGTTCAGTGAGAACCTCAACTACGGCGCCGCCGGCCTGCGCGGCATCTTCCGCAAGTATTTTGGCACGGAAGCCTTGGCCAAGGCATATGAGCGCCAGCCGCAGAAAATTGCCAACAGGGTCTACGCCAGTCGCATGGGCAACGGCGTCGAGGCCTCTGGCGACGGGTGGAGGTTCCGTGGTCGCGGCGCTTTGCAGTTGACGGGCAAGGCGAACTATCAGGCGTTTGCCGACTACATCGACCGTCCGGATGTCATGACGAACCCGGACTTGGTGGCCGGCGAGTTGTGTTTCGAGAGCGCGCTGTGGTTCTTTGACAAGAACAAGCTGTGGAGCATCTGCGACCAAGGCATCAACGACGTTGCGATCCTCGCGCTGACCAAGCGCATCAACGGTGGGACGCATGGCCTCGATGACCGCAAGGCAAAGACGAAAAAGTTTGCCGGGTGGCTGCCGTGAACATCAATTGGGGCGACATCATGAAGGGCGCTGCGCCCGTTCTGATTGCCTGCATTGCGTGGCTGCTTGGACAGGTGAGCGCCTTTGAAACCCGGCTGACCAAGATCGAAGCCCAGATGCCCGTCCTGATCACGCAGGATGGCGTGCCCACAGACAGCCCGATCTCGGCAAGGGCCAGAGGGGAACTGCGTGAGCATCTCACGGGCGAGGTCAATGACCTGAAAGTGCGTGTTGGGGTTATCGAGAGCAGAGATAAATAATGTTCGGCATCCCCTCCCCCTACATCATGGGCGGCATGCTGGTCATCGGCTTCCTCGGAGGGTATAAGGTCCGCGACTGGCAGTGCGACGCGGCATACGCGGTGGCTTTGGAAAAGGCGGAAAAGCAACGTGCTAAAGTGGAGACCATCCTCGATGCGAAGTCCGCAGCCTATGAGGAAAGACGTGCTGCTGCCGATGTACAGTCCGTCGAGCGGACTAACACGGTGCGCGAGATTTATCGCACGGTGCCTGCCGCTGCTACTAGCTGCGCTCCTCCTGCTGACGCTATTCGGGTGCTCCTCGAAAGCATTGGTAATCCAGACGCTGAAGTCGCCGCCGGCAAACTTGGCAAGCCCGTGTCCTCGCCTGAACAACCCGCCCGACCCATTTCTCGACCCGGCGCGCCTGCTGTGGGAAAAGGACGTGATTGAGCGGCGGAACGACTGCGCGGAGAAGCACCGTCTGGCCATCGAGGCGTGGCGCGAGGCTAGTCAATTACCACAAAAGTGATATAAGGACGGCCCATGGCTACCACGATGACCTTTGACACCCTGAAGCAAGACGTGCAACGCTATCTTGAGCGCGGCGCGACCTACGCCTCGGACCCGGTCGTCTATGAGCAGATCCCGCGCCTGATCAATCTGGCCGAGCGGCGCATTGCGCGCGAGCTGAAGATCCAAGGTTTCATCGCGGTGGTGTCTGACACCTTGGTTGTCGGCCAATCGGTGTACGCAAAACCCGATCGCTGGCGTGACACGGTCAGCATCAACATCGGCACCGGCACCAACAATGCCAACCGGACAGCCCTCTTTACGCGCGTCTATGAGTACCTGCGTTCGTATTGGCCGAACGAAAGTCTGACGGCGACGCCGCTGTTCTACTCGGACTACGACTATTCGCACTGGCTGATAGCCCCCACGCCGGATCAGGCGTACCCCTTCGAGGTGCTGTATTACGAGCTGCCCCCGCTGCTTGACGACAGCATCCAGACGAACTGGCTGACAGAATACGCTCCCCAGCTCCTGCTGTATGGCGCGTTGCTCGAGGCGACCCCGTTCCTGAAGAACGACGAGCGCATCGGCACGTGGCAGCAGTACTACGATCGCGCCGCTGCGATGCTCAACGGCGAAGATCTGGCGAAGATCCTCGACCGCGCATCAGTCCGCAAGGAGGCATAAGTGACCTACACAACCGTTTTCGGTGGCACTACGATATACCCCTCGGACGTGTCCTACCTGTCGATTGCCCTTAGCGTAGACACGCCGCTTGAGTGGCCCCTCGAAAGTTCGGGAACCGAAGACCCGGCCGCGCGTATCATTGACGTCGACCCAACGGCCTCCGGCTTCAGCATCGTGTTGCCCAACGCCACACTGACCGGCGCTGGCCAGACGATCCTGTTCAACAACATCGACGGCACCTTCAGCTTCTTCGTGAAGGACTTCGCAGGCAACACGTTGGCGACGGTAACCGCCGGGACGCAGTGGCAGGTCTATCTGGCGGCCACCACGACCGCTGCCGGCACGTGGCGCGTATTCCGCTACGGCGCCTCGACCGCGACGGTGCAGGCGTCCGCGCTGGCCGGTTTCGGCCTGACCGTAACCGGCTCGACGCTGTCGCAGTCGTTGCCCGTCACCACGTTCTCTGCCAGCACCACCGCCGCCACTTCAAATCGAGCGGGAGCGTTCGTGTGGACCGGCACCGGCACCGGCACGCTGAGCCTTCTGACGGCCGTATCCGCCGGCAACAACTTCTTCATCTTCGTCCGCAACGAGGGCGGCGGGGATTTGACGATTGACCCGGCCGGCACAGAGACGATCAACAGCGCCGCCACACTGGTGCTTCGGCCCGGGGACAGCGCCAGCGTCATCACCGACGGCATAAGCTGGTATACGATCGGCCTCGGGCAGGACGCGGTGTTCGCGTTCGATTACACATCGATCAGCGTCACTGGCGGGACTGTCACGCTCTCCGGCGCGCAGCTCAACCGTATCGCGTACAAGTTTGTCGGCACGTTGACGAGCAACTGCATAATAGTCGTGCCGCCCACGGTCCAGCAATACTGGATCAACAACGGCACGACCGGGGCCTTTACGTTGAACGTAAAAACCAGCGCGGGGACGCCGACGCTAGTCAATCAGGGTGCCAAGGGCATCTACTACTGCGACGGCTCGTCGGTCATCCTCGCCGCAGATCCCACATCATTCACGTTGCCGGTCACCGTTGCACAAGGCGGCACGGGCGCGACGACGGCATCCGCCGCACGCCTCAACCTCGGCATCACGACGTTTGCCGACCCCATCGTCACGGCCACCACTGCGGCGAACGTGTGGACTGTCCTCGGCGCTGCCCCTTCCGGCACTGTAGACGGCGGCGCGTTTTAAGTGGCCGAGAACATCGTCCAGATTAAGTCGCTGCCCGGCATCAAGCGGGACGGCACCCGGTTCGAGGGGGACCAGTACATCGACGGGCAGTGGGTGCGCTTCCAGCGCGCCCTGCCGCGCAAGATCGGCGGCTACCGCTCGATCAACAAGTTCCTGCGCGGACTGGTGCGGACGCTGCACGAGTACACGCAGGACAGCCTGACGTACATCCACGGCGGATCGGCGAACCTGCTGGAGAGTTTCTACCTCGACGCCAGCTTCAACACGAGCGTCATCAGCAACCGGACGCCGACGACCCTCGTCGCGAACGCCGGCAACATGTGGCAGTTCGACGTGGACACGGCCCTCGGCGGTGGCCTGCAACTGGTGGCGCAGGTGGCGCCGAACCTCGACTGCATCTGCAACAGCACGGGCGGCCAGCTCTTCACCGGCGACGAGTTCGGTACGGCGCCCCTCGTCGAGGTGACGAGCCTGCCTGCGGTGTACAGCGCCACCGGCGGTATCGTCTCCCTGCACCCATATACCGTCGCCTTCGGCAATGACGGCTTCGTCATGTGGTCCGTGCCGGGAGACCCCACGGACTACGTCGGCTCCGGCGCAGGCAACGCCTACGTCACGGGGCAGAAGATTGTGCGCGGCATGCCGCTGCGCGGTGGCCCGGGCAACTCACCCTCGGGCCTGCTGTGGTCGGCAGACAGCCTGATCCGCATGTCCTACATCGGTGGCACCGCCACGTTTCAGTTCGACACGTTGAGTGCGCAGTCGTCGATCCTCTCGGCGCAGTCCGTCATCGAGTACGACGGCATCTTCTACTGGCTCGGCACCGACCGCTTCCTGTCGTTCAACGGCGTCGTGCGCGAGATACCGAACACGCTG